TTTATCAACAACAATATCTAATGCCCATAAATCTAGGTCTAAAAATGTTTTAACATCTTTACAGATTGCCGACACATTTTCAATAAATTCAGGATCTACTTTATTTTGGTCTTGATAAACATAAGTGAAACTGATTTTCTCTTCTGCTGTTTTTGTTTTAATTGAACGATCGTCCTCAATTCTCGGTACTCTTTCATTAATAACAAAAATCTTGTCTCTACAGAACATTACTCGGTATTCTCTTGCAAAATCTATAAATTGACAAAACAAATCAAATGTATCTTTACTATCCTCTAATTCTTTGGCAGTATCGAACTTTTGAATTCCAAGTCCGCTATGTCCATCTTTTATTTTTGCAATTACTGGGAAACCTACGTCTCCGTTAACTGCTTCCTTTTTTGTAAATACTGTTTTTGGAAGCCAATCAAATTTTATTGCTGCTTTTGCAAATTTTACCTTGTCTCCTGATAATGGTAATAATTCTCTTTTATTGTAAAGATTGTCGTTGTTTATATTTTTATTCTTTAAAAATGCAACTGCTTCTGGATGTGTTGTTCCTCCAAACCCTCCATAGTAAAGAATCGGCACGTCAGAAGGTACAGAAACTTTATCATCTTCAAAATCTTCTTTAGTTGCATAATTTAGGAATAAATTTCCTTTTGCAGCAATATTGTATTTCTTTTCACGGTCATTTACATCACCTGATGTTGATTGAATGTCATTGGATTTCATAATCCATGCTACTTTTTTAGCATATTTATTTTTAAGATTTTCTTTGTATACGAATTCTTCAAAAAGCTTAATTGGAATCATCTATAGTGTATTATATTTCTATTATATATCCATCTTTTTAAACATAAAAAAGCAGGGAGTAGCGAATTCCCTGCTTTACTTTCCGTGAACTAGTCCCGGTCCTAAAATGCAATCATATTTCAGATTGCCGTATTTTTATCCTTCACAGCTTGAACATTCAAGAATATCTCTTGCAAATGACTGTGCAGAACTTTGACTAAATTGATAGTATAAAGTTTTAATCCCTTCTTCGTGAGCATATAGATATAGTGTATTAATATCTTTAGCTGAAACTGAAGGATGTATCATTAAATTTAATGACTGTGATTGATCGATAAAATGTTGTCTTTGAGCCGCTTGTAAAACTATTTCCTTTGGACTGATTTCAACAAATGATTTAAAAACTTCTTTTGTTGGGAAATCTAAATGTTGAACACTTCCATCTCTTTTTAAGATTCCTTCCCAAACATCTGTTGTATTTAAGCCGTATTTTTCAAGTTCCTCAATTAACATTGGATTTTTGTAAATTGTTTTTGACTTTGCCAAATCTTTGATAAAATAATTAGATTTAATTGGCTCAATTCCCATACTTACTTGTCCTAAAATAAATGAACTACTTTTTGTTGGTGCAATTGCAATTAATGTAGTGTTTGCATATCCTGGTCGGATTGATCTGTAACCTTTCTCATCATGTAACCATCTTGAAGCTGCTTCACTACGCTCTTTCATTGTTGAAAAGATTTCGTGATTTAATTGTTTGGCTTTAAGAGAATCAAATGTAATTAATTTAGATTGAAATAATGAGTGATAGCCTAAAACTCCAAGTCCTAATGCTCTATGATCGTTTGCAAATCTCCATGCTCTTTTCATACCAGGCATGTTATAAGATTTAAGTATGAATTCGTCCATAACTGCGTTTAAGAACATTGTGTAAACTTCAATTGCATCAGTTTCTTTAATTTCATCCCAATGTAATAAGTTAATAGAACCTAAACAACAAACAAAAGAATTAAAACTGTCAGTTGGTAATTGAATTTCTGAACATAAGTTACTTGCAGTAATATCAAGTCCTAATTCTTTATATGGAGAATTATTATTTGAATTGTCTTTAAACATAATGTAAGGAAAACCAAACTCATTACGTCTTTGAATAACTTTAGCCCAAACTTTACGTTTGTCAGCATCTCCAGCTTTCATTTCGTCCAACCAAGCATCAGTTACTGTTACACCGTATTGTAAATTTTGAATTGGATTACCATCAGTTCCAATATCTAAGAATTCTAAAATATCGTTATGTTCGATTGGTAACCATGCTGCGCATGCTCCTCTTCTTGCTTCTGATTGTTTACATACATCAACTGTTGTATCGTACATTCTAGCATAATGAACTGGTCCGTCTGCTGTTCCTCCGGTTGAGATTTTAGTTCCTCTTGCTCTGATGTTTCCTAAAAATACTGAAGTACCACCTCCATATTTCGACATCATTCCAATTTCTCTGCTTCCATTTAAGATACTATCTAATGTATCATCAACATTGCTTCCATAACAACTAACTGGAAGTCCTTTGTCTTTTCCATAGTTGATCCAAACTGGTGTTGAAAAACTATAGAATCCTCTTGTCATATAGTCCTCGAACTTTTTTGCAAACCCTTCAATTTTTAATTGTTTTTCTGCAGTGTTTGCTACATCTTTAATTCGCTGTTCTGGAGATTCTTTAATATAACCTCTAGATAAAAATGTTCTACTGTCTTCATTAAGCCAGTAATTCTTTGTGTATTCCATTTAAGTTCGCTATGTTTTTAATTTTAAAATAAGTCGTCTTCGGTAATTGCCTTAGACTTTTTGTTGTAGTCGATTGATTTTTTATAGAAGAAATCACCCTCTTTTGTTGAAAGAATTTCAACGTCAAACCATAAAGATTTCTCTACTTCTGTAAAATCAACATCAAATACTGGTTTCATACCAATTCTTGATAATGAATTGTTGAAACGATTTTGAATAAATTGTTTAATGGTTTCTTTTGATAGGAAATCAAGTTCTCCCTTTTCGAAAATCCAATCAAGAATTTTAACCTCTGCCAAATACGCTTTTTTACAAGCAGAATCGATAAGTTGTTCAAATTCCTCATCGAACCATTCTGGATTTTCTCTCTTAATAATATTGATTAATTCAGAACCAAAGTTTCCGTGGATTTCCTCCTCTTTACTTGTTGCTTCAACTACATTTGAAATACCTTTAAATAAGTTTTTCTCTTTGTTGAAAGACATCATAATAAAGAATTGGCTAAATAAACTAACATGCTCAATAAACAATGAAAATAACAATACGGATTTCGTATACATTTTATTGTCCTTACTTCTTGTACCATCCAAATACTTTGACAAGTATGCAATTCTATCTTTAATTGCTGGAATCTCTACTACATGTTGGAATTCGTCTTCTAATCCTAAGATTCTTAATAATTGTGCGTAAGCATCTTTATGTCTTACTTCAGATTCAGCAAATGTCATACCAACATCTCCAATTTCTGTGATAGGCATTCTTTTATAAAGATCTGCCCAAAATGTTTTAACATTAACTTCGATTTGAGCAATCGCTAACATTGCTCTTTTAATTACTTCACGTTCTGAATCAGACACTTTAGTCATAAAATCATCGATGTCTGTTGTGAAGTTAAATTCTGTGTGAATCCAATATGAATGTCGGATTGCATCTTTATATGCTAATAAGGAAGGGTACTCGTACGGTAAAATATTTACTCTCTTTTCGAAGATGTTATTCATGATTTGGAATTCGTTTTTTTATTAGTTATTATTTATCTAAGTCTCTTAGCTAATTCGTCTGCTTTTGTGTAATATTCATAAGACGTTTTCTTATAATCTTTACGTTGAGAATATAGATCGCTTAGTATTTTTCGGAGGATTGAATCTTCAGTTTTATATACTACGCCGTTATCACATACAATTACATTCTTGTCTTTTCGTCTTTCATCAATTTCACTTTTATAAATCTTTTCAATATAAGCGTCGGGTGAAATATTGAATTGACGCATAATTGAAGGATATAGGGAAGCAAAATCGAATGCACTTACTCCTTCATAAAATCCTAAAATTGGTTCTTTTACAAATGCTCCAGCGTATTGGCCATCTTTTTGACCATCTGCTTTTTCTTCACTTCCAATTCTCATTCCCTGTTCTGCAAGTTTTCTGGCCATAATAGCTTCAGTAACTGCCACTGGAGAACTTGCCTTATAAAGTGGCATGTTTGTAATATTTGCAAGTGTTAGTAATACTTCCATTGATTTTAATTTCTGATCAATGTAATAAACTAGCACCGAATCGACTACGTTATAGTAGATATATTTAACAAAATTATCTCGATACAAATCTTGAAGAGATCCTGTAAATTTAATCTTGTTAACATTAAGTACTTGGCTAGAAACATAATCAAGAGAGTTTGATTCTTTTACTTTAACAGAACGATCATATTTATCGTACAATTGCATATAATCCAAGATTCCAATATGAAGAGGACGACCGTCAGTATTATCAATAGATCCTGTCATTCCAATTTCTTTAATGTCGATTTGAAGTCTCTTACAACGATTAACAATATATTGCCAGTCATAGTTAATAAAATTCCATCCGGTCATCATTGGAAACTTAGGTAAGAATTTCATCAGGAATGTATTTACCATGTCATACTCAGATTTGAACTTATGGTACTTGAATTCCCAATCCATATCAAAATCTTTGAAGTACTCATTAGTATCATCTTGAATCTTTTGAATTTTATCTGAAGCCATATCTTCAAGACCTAAAACGATTGCTTTACGGTCTGGTGTAATAATTGAGAATGAAAGGATTCTACTTTTAGCCTCTTCAGCTTTTGGAAATCCATCAACAATCTCAGTTTCAATATCGACGAAATAGGTTTTCGGCATATTGTAAGCTGTTAAGTCAGCTTTATCTTTCTCAGAAAGGCTATCTAAGAAATATAGGATCGAAAACTTATTGAATTGTCTTCCATATCCTAATTTGACCGAACGGCCGTCCCAGTTTTTATACTCTGGACTAGCCGCTCTGTCTTTGTCATCACAAACATACCAGTTTTGGAACTTGTCCACTGGATATTGCTTGAATGCTACTTCTCCTTTGTCATTATAGTATGAAATGATTACATCTTTTTCACGCTGTTCGATGTCTAATATCATTTAATATCCTCTTTTTTGACGGTTAACATTTTCTTCGGCTTTTGCGAAGTAATAATTGTATGCTGTTTTTGCATCTAATCCGATTGAAGATGCATAGTTTATAAAGAAGTGGAGAATATCTACCCATTCCATATAAAGTTCTTTTTTATCATCTTCAGAAAGATCAGAGATTTTCATTGTTTCAAACTTTGAAAAGTCTTTTTTCCAGTATTTCCATACTGCATTTCCACTTCCATCTTTAATACCTCCAAGAGCATCTGTCATTTCGTGAATTTCATCAACTACAGCATGCGTGTTAACATGCCAAAAGTTCATAATATCTCTAATTGACATCTCTTCGAAATTAAAACCATAAGTTTGCTCTTGCATTTTCTTTTGGTTTTCCATGATGTCGGCTAGATGTGTTGTTGATTCATTATAGAAGTCTTTTACTTCTAAATCTTTACATTCGTTGTCTATGTTTGCCATATTTATTTTTTTATAGTTGTTATATTAAAAAAGAGCATTTTGTTCAAAATTATTATTAAAAAAATATTCCATTAGATTCTCATCAACACGGGCAACTTTCCTTCTGCTAATTAAGTGTGGATTATTTCTTAGTCGGTAATAAACTCCGTACTGACAAAGTCCAACCTCACATCCATACGTTTTAAGTTCATCTTGCTCATGTCTAAAAATCTTTTTACCATCAACTACAATATTGTGTGTAGATTCATGTAATGGAATTTCTCCAATAAGTTCTTTATAATTTTCGCGGAACCAAATAACTCTATCACCATGAGGTACTGTGCAATCTGAACCAAATATTAAATCTAATGTAAATCTGGCTCCAGGTCCTGGTACACAATATCTTTCGTCATGGTCTATATTGATTCTTGGATTTACAGAGTTCGATGTTGAACAGTGATATCCGTAGTAAGACCCTACACCTTCGATTTCTGTTAGTATATTAAACATTTCAGATAAAGAGTTAACCTGGGCCATCCTTCCTGTGATTCCTCGAGGTATAAAAGAGGCAACCCATAAGAGAATATTAACCTTATGAGCATCTCTTGGTTGGTTTCTCGATTCAGCAACATAATTATTGGCTGCTCCAAAAAGACTGGTACGTAATTCAGTAGATCCATATATCGGTAGTCCTAAAGAAACAGCATCTTCTAAATTCTTACGAATCTTATTTTCATATTCTCGATCAACTAATAATCTTTCAAAATCTATTAGCGCTGTTTTTGGATTTGGATCTCTTGTAAGTACTTGGTGAATACCTCTGGCTCCATAGAAGTGAGAAATAATCGTGTTGCATATAATACTATCCATGGATAATGGTGCATTCACAATGTTTTCCATGATATATCGCATACGATCATCCAACGTAATTTGTGGGTGGAAATATTCAACAGTTTCTCCAAGGGCTTCATCACCTCCACTATCATAACTTTCAAGAACTCCCATATTAAAAAGGGCTCTTTCATTAACTTTATTAAAGAATCTTCCGACGTCTTTAATAATGTCCATGTTTGCAACTTCTGCTAAGTTTTCCATTTATGTTTTATTTTTTAAACCAGCAATCATATCCTCCAATATGTTTGAATACTTCAAAGCTATTAACTTGATTGTTTGGGTATAATTCAGTTAATAAGTCAATTGTTGGTTGTGCGAATTGTTTTACTTTGCCCATGTGTAATTCTACAAAGATAACTTCCGGGTAGTAGTTTGCAACATCTTGAATTATATCATACTCTGCTCCTTCAATATCGATTTTAATAATATCTGGTTTGTATGTTTCTAATAATTCTTTGATGTGAATATTTCTAACCTCGTCATATTCTCCAAATGAACTTCTTTTAAGAATTGAAGTTGAACAATGGGCTCCTGCTGAATTTCCTTTGTAAATCTTGATAGTTTCATCATCGCATCCAGAAACAGCTGCATGAATAATGTTTGCCTTTGGTTCTTCTGCAAAACTAGTTTGTAGCTTTTGATAATTTCTTGGATCACATTCTACTGTATAAACAGCTGCAGCTCCTCCGTCGATCGCAATTTTTGTAAATCCTCCAACATTACCACCTAAGTCTAGACATACTTTACCAGTATAATCAACATCGTCATGAATATAGTGTCTTATACAATCTTTAACCATGTCGCGGTCGACCCTTTCTGTTGCGTCTAAATAGATACAATATTCTCTTTTTAGTCTATTAAATTGTTTTTGTTCTGTGGTCCACATATTTATTTTTTTACTAAAGAAGATACTATATTTACTAATTGAATCTGGGAATGGTTTTCCTGAATGATTTGATATTGAATTGGGTCATCTTCAAAAAATCTAGTAATGTTAACTCCATTATCTAAAAGATTTCCAATCGTTTTAGCTTTATGATTTCCTGAAAACGTTCTAGCTTCTACTGTATGATTTCCTCGCTGAGCAAGTGTCATTGGATTAAAGTAAACCTTGCACTTGATTCCGCGTTCTTTTAAGATTGCTTTAATCTCTTCTTGTTCATCGATACATCTTCCGGTTATAATAACGTCGCTTTCTGATCTTGGCGTAATTCCTATTGAGATTACTCCATCAAAATCATATCCATAAACTTCTTCGTTTGTTTTTTTCTTTTTAAAAATATTTAACATTCGCTGTCTTTTTTGATAAAAAAAGAGAGCTTAGAGCTCTCTTTTTCATAGATTAATTAATTAAAGAGCGTTGGTTGCAGCAACTAATTGTTTTCTTGTAGAATCAGTTAAGCGTCTTGCAGCTAATTCAGTACACTCATAAACAGCATCCGAGAACATCATCTGATCTGGTGGAGTTTTTTGTGTAAACGCTGAAGGACCTCTTAATGCTCCAACAACTCCTAATTCTCTTGCTACTTTTAGGTAACGAACTGCGTCGATTACAACTCCGGCAGAGTTTGGTGAATCTTGTACGCTTAATTGAGCATCAAAAAGAACTGGTGCTCCTCCAAATCCTTCAAGTTCTAAACGGAAGTTAGCAACTTTGTTATCTCCATAGAATGAGATGTACTCAGAAGGACCTGCATGTAAGAATGAATCTTCAGTTGAGATTCCTCTAATTTCGTTTTGTGCACGAATAACATTTTCTTTCGAAATCTTTTTAGAAGCTAAACGTGATTTATCTTCCATGTTTAAGAAATCTGTGTTACCTCCAACGTTTCTTTGGATGTGTGCTTTTACGTGGTGACCTCTTTCAAAAGCCAATTCTTGTAGCATTTGAGAAAGAATACTTGCTCCAAATTGAGAACGCATATCATCTCCAATTAATGGAATTCCAGCGTCGATAAATCTTTGCTCCCATGCAGGGTCAGATGCAATAAATACAGGAATACAGTTTACAAACGAGATTCCAGTTTCTAGACAGATTTCAGCCCAAAATTCTGTAGTTTTTTGAGAACCTACTGGTAAGTAGTTAATCAATACTTCTACCTCATGCTCTTTTAATTTAGCAATAATTTGGTCTTTCCACTCTCTAGCCTTTCTAGGAGTCCAATCAGTACGATTTTTGTCAGTTGAGTTTCTTAATTTCTCATCAACTAAAAATCTGTTTGCTTCTGGATAGTTATCCATCAATGCAGCGTAACCGTCGATTACGGGTGCTTCATAAACCGGTGCTGTAGAAGTAATAACATCAACGATGTCATACGCGCAGTTTGGTTTTTGTTTTAATGCATATCCAAGAGTTTGATTAACTTTACGTTCGTCAATTTCGAATGCACATGTAAATTCAATATTTTCAGCTTTGTAACCTCCAATATCTGATTTCATCATACCTGTGATGTTGTTCGTGTTTTCTGTATAGAACTGAACTCCTTCAACCAATGATTTTGCACAATTTCCTGTGCCAATAATTCCAACTTTAATTTTGTTCATTTTGTTAAAAATTTAATTTTATATTAATTTATACTTGCTTTATTTAAAAAGTTTCAAAAAAGACTATTAATAGTTTTCTTTAATGTTTTATTTTTTTCGGACGTCTCGAAATCATATTGATAAAACTCTCTAGATAAATGAACGGAACCTGGTTTCTCCATATAAGTGTCTGCAAAATACTTTGGATCTTCCTCATACCAATTGCTTGGCCATTCGATTACATTCATATTATATATAGCCGAGAGATTTGCAACCTCTTCATTAAAGATTTGCATCAATTGAGTTCTTTCACGCTGAGAACCAATAAATGGGGTTCCTTTATAATATCCAGTCTTTGGGATTCTGCGTTCTTCAAATTCAATTGGAAGTAATTTAACCACCGAAATCTTTTCAATATTAAGAGATTTCAAATGTTCAAAATAATTCTTTACAAGTTTTTTAGTTGCATCAACTGGTTTTTCTTGGCGACATAAGTGATGACGAACGTCGATATTTCCAAAGTAAGTTATCAAATGAGTTGTTCCTTCAGGTATATAGGAGGCCATTCCCTCTTTCATAACACCAAACAATGTTTTACCATCATTCCTGCTAATGTTTCCTCCTGGATGATATGCTGAAACAGAGTGTGAATCTCCTAGAACAAAAGTTCCTGAATTTAATTTCAATTCAATTGTTTGGGTTTCTTTACTTCTATTTGAAAGAGCTTCAACATCAAGAGATGCCCATAAAGGGGAACACGCTCTCATTCTACTTTGTGCAAATGCTCCAACATCTGGCATTTCTCTATTTAAACAATAGATCTGTCCTTTAAAATCTAAGAATCTTTTAATTCTCTCTGCTGGCTCGTCAGTTGCTCCACCAAATAGATTATAAGACCCTTGAAATTCCATTGGAAGGGCAACCATCCAAATATCGTATTGTTGAATATCTTCGGACTTTGTAAGTACTTCTGCCTCCAATCCTAAAGAGCGTAATTGATTTGCTAAGAGAAAAGCCCATGCACTTTTATGGCTAGCTTTCTTAGAACTATATGTAGTTACTACATCATCAATTGCAATCTTCTTGCCTTGTAACGATTCTAAAACTTCGTAAATGTTAACCATTGTTTTGTTTTTCTTCGATGTAGTTATCCAATCCTTGGATGTATGCAACTGCATCTAATAAGTTATCACGCTTGTGATTGTAAGATTCTCTTGAAAATTTAAGTGCAACTAATGCCTTAAACATGTGTTCTCCGGTAACTTCAATTCCTGTCATACCGGTAAAAATCATTGCAGCTCTGTCCATGCCTTCTGAGAAAGGACCATATTGTCTATCTGCTTCTTCTGAGCGGTTATTAACTATTCCGCTTGCTTCATCTAAAATGTTCATAAAATAAATTTTAAGTATTATATGTTATATATTGGTTTTGTTTTTTATGCACGTAAATAATTAGGATCGTCATAACTTCCAACAACTCCGGTTTCCATTTCAAACTGACGTTTTTCATGGTCATATTCAGAATAAACATTGCAATTTAGGTAAGCTCCTTGTTTGGAATATTTTCCAATGTATGAAGTTGCTGTGCGAACTTCTGATGGATTAATGTTAAAACAAAAATCATACTCTTCTTGAGTCAAGTATGTTTGAGTGTTCATAATTTGATTGTAGCGTTCTTGGTCTTGAATTGAAATCGTTGTCATAATGTATAAGTTTTAATTTGATATGTAAATATAATCAAAACATTTGACATAAAAAAATCCTGGTTAAAAAGTTATTAACAATTTTACCAGGATTCTAATTTAATACGGGATAGTTGTTCGTGATTTTCTTCTCGGCAGAATAACCCTTTTTTACGTCTTCGGCTTTTACTTTCGCGAGCGTCTACTAAACTTTGACCCATCCTACTTGTAACCTATTGGGGTGGTATGACGTTTGTTTATTTTTTATCCTGGTTAAACTTCCATTTGCCTATCCGCCGAAGCTTTTAATGGATAATTGGCTATCATAGCTGTGTGTACTTTTTGCTGTACCTATCCTCCAGGTTCCATTCCGTTGCTAGTTAATAATTGCTTGAGTATTGTTTGCTGTAAGGAACCTAATTTCTTTTTATTTAATAATTATAAATGAACCTCCTCTAGAAGATGCAGATTCAGATCTACCATCGGCTAATGTAACTGAAGCTACTGCTTCTCCTCCGATTGTTGTAGCAACTTCTTGAGCAACTTGAGTTACTTCAAAAAATACAATACTTCCACCATTGTCTGCTAAAATATTATATCCAGTACCTTCTACGGTATTAGGTTTTTTAATAATCTTATTGATAGTACCATCAACTTTTTTAGCAGTCATATTAACGATGAAAACACCAGTACGACTTTTGTAAGCTTTTGGGCTTTGAGCATTTTCAATTGGCTCATACACATTGTGATCAGATTCGTTTACAAAATCTTCAAATAGTTTAATATGTTTCATATTAATTTTGTTTTCTTTTATATATCTTAAACAATTGGAGAATATCTCTCACTCAAAATTGTTTTGTCCATAATTTGCTGTGGAGACTCAATATCTCCTCCAAGTAAGCTTGTCATGATTGCTGGAGAGAATCCTGAAATTAATGCAGTTCCTGCTGTATCAAATGCAACTGGTACTCCACCATTTCTGGATTGAATGTTCCAATAAACAATTTGAGGCATTTTGTAACCTGAAGACTCATACATGTCGTTAATTACTTGTTGAGCTGTTGGGTTCCATGATGCTTCATTTCTCCAACCACTAGATCTGGTTGCCGCGTTAAACTCCATATCTGATAGGATTAGGATTTTATTTGGCATCTCATCTTGAGACAATTTATGCTTAGTGGCCTGATCTAAGATCAGCTTGAAAGTTGCCTCAAGATCTGTAGACATTCCCCAATCGGAGTTTGACATCTGTGTGTAGCGATCTTTCAATGAACCACTTAATACTTGTAACTGCGGAGTACTTGAGAATGTTATAAATGCATCTTTAAAAGGACCTTCATTTCTTTCAGAAATATAAAGACCCAAAGAGATTGCAACATCCATACATGTTACTGATTTGCTACCTCCTGCTGAGCAAGACATAGAACCTGAAACGTCCACAACTGGTAAAATCATATCGTTTGCTCCTTCTAAATAATTAGGAAGGGCTTTCCATTGTTCGTTTGCTACGGTTGCATTTCCATAATTTAATGATTTTGTAACATCATAAGGATAAACTGCACCTGCATTAATTGTAGCCTCTCCTTTTACAAGGGAAGCAATATAAGCTGAATAACTTTCATATGCATTTTTACCAAAGGCTTTTTGGTATCTTGCAGAAGCAACTGATGGTAATTTACCGAATTCGATAGAATCCCATTCTTTAGCACACATTTTAGTTTCAACTACATTAGTCAAGTTAACTAAAGTTTTACGGTATTGTTTTGGAGATAAATCCATGAATTTACGTAACTTTTCAGCATGCTGACCTTTACGTGGCATCCACTTAGCACATAAACCATTTTCTGCTTTAATAGCATTTTCAATTATAGTTAATGCAGCGTCTTCTAAATATGTTCCAAAAAGAGATAATAAGTCATCAAAACGACCATACTCTGGAATTAAGTGTAAATTTGGTTTTAAGACCAAATCATGATTTTCTGCTAGGTAAACGATAATGTCTTTAAAAACTTGACGTTCTCCAGCTCCACCACGAACATCTCTAGCCCAAAACAAAAGTTTCATAGCACGCTTAGGATCTTCATTAAATGCTAAAGAAAATGTACGAATCAAACGTTCTTTGTCTTGTCCTCTCATAGCACCAATATTAAAGAAAAGGTCGACACAAGCGTTCAACGATGTTGAATTAGTTGCCATTCCGTTTTCTGTTACAATATCTTCTTGTCTTAATGCGTCTACGAATTTCATCTTGATTATTTTTAAGTTCTTAACTTATACTAATTACTTTAATTTTGTTTCAAAAATACTTTGTTTTTTCAGGTCTATTTTTAGCCAAAAAAGTCTTATTATTGATTCTAATTCCTCTTCTATGATATCGTCTTCTAATGCTGTTATTATAACAAACGTGTCGATCATTCTTTTAGATTTATCTACTTGCTCGAGAGTGATACATGAATCTATTGTCTTTTCTATTTTATTAATTGCCTGTTGTGCCCAATCTTTATAATTTTCTGGTCGAAATATGTAGTTCATATCTATTATTTGTATAGGTATTATATAAGACTTTTTAAAAAAGTTTATAAACACAAAAAGACCCTGATTTCTCAGGGTCTTTAAATCCATATTAATGGTATAATTCGATGATACTCAAATTATTAATATTCAAATGGGGGTGTTCCATAATCAGCATGCTTAACAGCGTACCAAGCTCCTTTCGGTCCTTGTATGTACCACCATCCACGATCAGAATCTACTAATTGAAATTCTCCTTTTAGTTTTACGTCTTGAAATTTAGAAAAGTGTTTAGTTACAGGTACTCCGTCTGGCCATAATTTTGTACAAACTTGAGCTTTAAAACTTCTACCATCAAATTGTCCTAAAAAAACTTTAGCATCGTATCCTTCTTGCTTTTCATCATTTGCAAAAGTATTAACTGGGGTTTCAAAACCTTCATTAATATATTGTTCGAACGTTTTGAATTTTTTACGTGTTGCCAAATAATCTTTACGTTCTTTTTTTCTTTTTAAATACTCTTCTTCTGCATCTCCAGATCCTGATAAAACATCACCAGATCCTGGTTGAGTTGCTGTTGGTAATAATGTAGCTCCCATTCCTCCAATATTTGCAGGAGAAACACCCTCTTCAAGTTCATGAAAATTATCATTTGCTTGTTTTAAGTATTCGTACGCTGAAGTGATATGTCCTTGAATCCATCCTGGTAAGTTTTTTTCAACTTGGCCAATTTTTCCTAATAGTTCATCAGCAGCTTTTTTAATTGCTTCTATCTGACCCATTGCCATTCCAACTTCATGGTCTTCTCCTTCTTTAACATAATCCGGAAGTCCTTCGTGCGATGTACTTGCAAAATCTTTAAGCTGTTGAAGTGTCATCGAATCTGCAAGATCCTTTACTTCTTGGCTTGCATCTTTAGGATCCATATCTCCTTTTTTAAGAGAATATGCCATACCCATCAGTTTTTGTTGTGCTTTACTAGTACTTGGCATAATTATTTTGCGTCTATTGTTAAAAGCAATTGTGCTCTAATCTCTATATTATTATCTAAAACCTCTGTATCAAATTCTCCTAAGACTGCAGTGTCTTGCCCTGTAATAATTGCGGTGTTTTGCATACCTTCCAGTTTTCTTGCATATTTGCCAGCGTCTACATCATCTGTAAAACCAACGTTAATAACAAGATCTGCTGGGTATCTTACCAATAATTCTGATCTACCAGGTTCATTGATACCATTTACTTCGTCTTTGATCCAAGGTTTACCTGATAAAGTAGCCATAATATAAACTACTGAATCTTTGTCTTTAATTTGTTTTAAGACTTCTTGTTCTATGATTTTAGCTCCACTATTATCTGACCAGCTAGACCAAGCTCTATTGATTTCTTCTAAAGTTGCGGTTTCATCGCCTTCGTATTTAATACGTTCGATTTCTTTTTTAAATGCAAATAATACTTTACCCGCAATACCTTTAGCACCGTAAATTCCGGTCATTTGATATACCTTTTCACTTACAAATTGCTCGTATAATTTAATGTGTTTCATATTGTATATTCCTTAATACTACCAACCGTAGCTTTTAGTTTCAATTTTCTTAGTATAATCACTAATATTTTTTGCGTATTGTGTTAATTCACGTTCGTAATAGTTAGTGTTATATCCTGCTGCTTTTTCTTTTTCGTCGCTTGAAACCGCCTGTACATATCTACTATATTCGTCTAATATGTTTCTCATTAAATTTGAAGCATCTCCTATTTTAACTTCTTTTCCTCTTGGATCTAATCCAATTAGCATATCGCCATATTTTCCTTTTTCTCCTTTAGTTAAAGCATCTTTAATTTGATTTGATAACGAGTCAATCGCATCTAAAACTACTTGGTCAATTGGCATTGCAGCTGCTTTTTTAGCTAAAATTGCGTTATATCTTGCTTTATTTTCATCTCTAAATGCTCTAGGATCCATTATTGCAGTAGCTCCTTTTCTAGCAGCTTCTCTTTCAGCCTTTATATTATTTGTTGAATATCTTGCTCTAAGAACTGCTAAGTCTAAACAATATGCTCTATCTGCTAGATCTGCAACTTGTTTCATGCTTGAAATACCAGTACCATAAGATGCATTTGCTGCTGATTTATTGAATCCAGCAGAATCATCTCTTTTAGTTTTTACTAAAGTTCTACCAGTTGCTTGTTTACTATATCTGCTCCATTCAGCGTTCATCCACTCATTAGAACCATCAGTAATTGCTAATAATGTATTTGCTGGAATTGTTCTATCGCCACTCCATGAATCTCTTTTTGCGAAAGGATTTTCTTTTTCATTTGTAGTAAAATAGAAATAAACAGCACTTTCTCTTTTTTCTTTCTTTGCTTGATCTGGTGTCATTTCAAGAATATCAATGTCTTGAATTTTATCAAGAGCTAATTTCGACATATTGTAAAATGCCTGTGGAAGGTCTTTTGGCATTGCGTAAGCCCCTATTAATAAGCTAGCAAGTTTTGTAGAAGCAAAAGCCTCATTTAAAGTACCTTCATTTAATTTATTCTCAACAAATTCTGAGAATGATTCATAAATAAATTTTGTTTTCATATCTTTTGTGTTTTTATTTTCATCTAAGTCTACCATCCATCCGTATTCAACATAAGAAATAGCGTCTTCGGGTTTTACATCCCATTTAACTGCTGCATCTAATACTATTTTTCTAGTAATTTTTGAATTTGGATATTTTGACATTGCTTTATCAAAACCACCAGGAACCCAAATTTTTGGAGCCTTTTCAGTTGCTTCAGCAACCATAACGTTTTTAAGGATCGATCTTCCAGACTTAGATAAACTAATTCCATCTTCAGATACATTAAAGTGTCGTGCGTTTCTTTTTAACCATCTTTTAGAATCAGAGGTCATTTCTTTTAATAAGTTGTCAAATTCTACTTGAGAAATTTTACCATCTTTAATTGCTTCTAAAACTTTATTTCTAATTTTAGCAGTTTTACCAACAGTAACTGCTGGATGATTTCCAGTATATTGTCTTTTGATTGTAATGTTTCTTTCGTTAACTACAGATTCTGCAGCCATTCCATAACAATCAGTGAATTCATCAATATCGAATCCATAATGATCTACTAGATCAACAATTTCATCCGGAAAATCCATCTCGTCATTTCTCATTGATTTTCTAAGACCAGTTACTTTGTCATAATTTGTATAAACAAAGTCAGCTAAATCATAACATGATGGTTTATTTCCAGCCATGTCTACTAGTTTATCTAGGGGTAATGCTTTAGCTTCAGTTACTACAGATTCTGCAACATTAGATTCCCAATAGTCTTGTAGTTTTTCAAATTCACTACGACCCATATTAGAAATCATATATTCAATAATGTCATTATCGTAATCTTCTGCTTCATCAGAGTAACCTCCTGGAGTATCGATATAATCTTTACCCATGATTTTTTTGATTGCTGATTCTGGCATACCGTCAATTTCCTCTAAAAATGCTTCGAAATCTTCAGTGTTTTTAAAACCTTTACCTTCATTAACTACAGATTCATCTAACTTTTTAATGTTTTTGATAATTGTCTCTACTGAATCATTCCATTTACCGTAAATTGGTGGATTTTTCATACCAACTCCCATCGCGTCGTTTGAAACGTCTCCATTAGAATTGATTGAATAAGAACCACCATCGAATTCTTCTCCGGCAAAATCCAAGTCAAAAGAATCTTCTTCTAATGTTCTTGTATTTACTGTACATTTTTCACCGTGTATTTTCGCAATTGCCTTTGCATAAGTTTCGGCAACTTTTTTAGTGTCTTCAATAGACAATCCCATCGGTTTGAAACTGCCTTCATTTAAGAATTGATTAAAATTCATAATTTTTTATTTTATTTATGTTTTATATATCTTTATTAATAAATTGTTCGAATGTCATAATTTCGGTTGAAACTGTTTCAGCAACAACTCCCATCGAATCTTCAATTTTAGATTTTAATTCAGCATACATTCCATGAACTGCCTTTGGCGTTAAGTTTTGGAATTGTTTTTCATCATTTGCTAATAATGCATTTCTTACAGCGGTTGCAGAAATATCATCATCATTTCTTGGAATTTCAAAAAGTCCAAAATCAGCCCTTACATTTAATTGATCTCTATAAGAATCATTATTAACTTGATAACCGTAACTTGCCATTCTATCACTTCCAGTTCCCCAAAGTACTGGCTCATATTTAGGTCTCATTTCATTAAACATTGTATCAATACCTCCGGTTGGAACCACGAATATTTCTTTTAAGAATGTGTATTGTTTTTTAACATTGTTAAACATTTCAATTTGAGTATTCTCATCGTATGGTCTACTAAATTCATCTCCCTTCTTTTTAGTTTTTGATTTAACTAAAAATACTACAACTGGGAATCCATTCTCTTTATGAATTGCTTCTAATACTTTAGCATGTCCCAATGTAAATGGTTGAAATCTACCGACAAACATATTTACCGGTTGCTTTCCTTGTTCAACATGATCTACTTTAAGAGCTTCATTTAGGTCAACTGAAGATTTAATTTTGTTATGTAACATAAAGTTTTGATAATCATAAATTGAATTTTCATCAGTTTTCTCTACAAATATTTTTTCAGTTATTTTATCGATGATTTCATTCATACGTTTCATTGTATCTTCATCAATTAATTCGGTTGCTTTTGTTCTTTTCTTTTTAAAAGAACTTAAAATCATTTTAAAAAGCTCCGCTAAAACGCCATTTGCAACAAATTTTAGGGTCTTTTCATTTTTAATATATTTAATATTTAATTTAAAAGATTCTGCAGCTGAAAATTCTGCACTTTCAAAATTAACACCAATATATTTTGAAGAGTTTTTGTCAATATAAGAATTAAAAATAACTGACATTATTTCAAGGTATCTATAATCTGCATTATCCTCTTCTAATTTAATATCGTCTAAATTATATTGAGCTAAATATTCTAAGAAATCAGTCACTGCGATTTGATACATGTGGCTTGACTCTTTTTGATCCTCAATATTGATTGTTCTATTAAAATCTTCAAGCTTAAATGAGTTCATGAATTTACCATCAATAAAATTAATAATAAGTCCGTCGATTTCGCTTTCAAGATCAGCGTTCAACGATGATCCGCTAATACTTGGATTAAATAGTTTAAATATTTTGCTTGTAAAACTTGTTTTATCTTTAGTTTCTACTAAATAATCAAATGCTTCAGAAAATTCTCGATTGCTCATTCCTAATAATTCAAGTAATTCATCTTTTTGTAATTGAGATAAATAGCCATCAAAAATAATATTTGGAGCTTGAACATTTAGGGTTTTTGACCATTTTTTTAAGATTTCCGGATCATTGATTGTTTTTTTAACCTTACCAGTTTCTCCAATTTGTTGAATATGAGTAAGTATTAAATTATTTGTTGGGGTTGTGGTATAAGATATTTTCGATGCTCCTAGTTCTGGCAAGTATTCGAAACCAAATCTCCAGTCGGTTGGCATTTCATTTTTAATAGTGGTTGGTAAACTCTGCATGTAATTGATTGCAATCTCATATAATGAAATTATTGTTCTGTCAACCAAATTTAATTTGTCAGAATTAGAAGATTTAAAGTATTCAAATCCATCTGATTTTCTTCTAACAAGAAATGTGGGAGCTGCAACTTTCTCAGTTACTAGCACCCTATTCTTTAACATATCAATAAAAGATTCTCTATTTGTTTCGTTAAAGTATTCTCTTAATTTTTGTAATGCCATTATCTTCCGTATTTTATAATTCCCATTAGCTGATTTATCGCAGCGAATGTTCCTGTTAATTTGTACATGTGTCCTTTGTATGAAAATACAATACCTTCGGTCGGTATAATTGATTGGATTCCTCCAATTCTCTCTAATCTGTCAAGTTCTTTTGCAACTTTTTCAATTTGAGTAAGGTCTCCATTTAATTTAATTTTGTCAGCTTCAGTTCTGATTTCGTTATGTAATCTCTGCATTTCTTTATCTGGAGAAGCAGCAACAAAATTACTTGCATTCTTTAAGATAACGCTACCTAATTCTAAGAATAGGTCTTCGAATGGTCTAATGTTTTCTTTAAACTTCTTTTTAACATCTTCCTTGTCAAACTTCTTAACTGCTTCCGCTTGTTCTTTAGATAATTCTTTGTCTAATGATCGAAGGTTTAAAGTTTTCTTGTCATCATAAGCCCATCTTAATAATAAACCTTCTTTAATATTCTGTGGAAGGTCACCAAAGATAGATTCAATTTGCTCTCTCCACCACATTTCATGGTATCTTGCAACAGAATCAGCGTCTGTTAAATTATAACGATTTTTAAGAGCTTCAACTTTTCCAATAAACTTGGCTTGATTCTCTTCAAAATCTACATCTTTTTGTAATTTAATAACTTGTGGGGGAATTATTGTAAATGTGCTCCCAATGTGTGCATTTAGGTCTTTTAATACTCCTGCTACGCTTTTAGCCGCACTATTATCATCTCCAATAATATTTCCAGAACCATCAGTCTTTTTAACACCATGGAATTGAATTACATCAACATCATAGTGAATAACATTAGGATTTGCAGAATATATCAACTCCATATTCATGAAGTCTAAACCATTCTGGAACACTTCTTCTTGTGTTTTTACTGGTAGTTTTATAAGTAAGTTTGCTAAATCTGCGGCTGCAAATTGAAAAGTATCTTGTACTAATTTGCTTGCATGTCCTTCAAATTTATTTTGGAAATCCTTAAGACTCATCGGGTTTTGCAATTCAGTTTTATTTCTAGCAAATTTAACTTCACCATTCTGAATAGTTGCAAAAACGTTTTGACCATCGGTTTTTTCTGTAGGCTCTTCTTCGAAGTTTAATTCTCCTTGAAGTCCGCCAATAATCATGTTCTTAAAGTCACCAAATGTTAGGTTATTATTATCGAATGGATGCGACATATGTCCTGCTGCTCCGCCTTCTAATAATAATTGCTCATTTAATTTTGGTTCGTACTTTTCGGTGATGAACTGATTAAAATTAAGGATTTTTGTTTTCATAGTGTAAATATAATAAAAATACCTGACATGGTAAAACATCAGGTATTATTTATTTAGATTATTTTTTATGATTCTTGAGCAATCATTGCTTCAATAACATCAGATGAAATCCAGCCCTTTGCTTTAACAAATTCCTTTGCAAGTTTTAAGACTTTCTTTTCTCCATTTGGTGTAACTTCATTTTCTTCACCATTTTCATTATTATCATTCCACTCTTCAACACATGCTGATACTTCTTGTTGGACTTGCATACCGCTAGGATTTTCT